ACGTTTTGTGGCTTTGCGAGGTGGCGTTTTCTCGTAATAGCCTTTTGGTTTATAATTTTGTTTACTTCACGCCAGAAGTTTGTTTTATCTCTGCCGAAGCCATCTTGCAAAACCGCTGATAGCTGTTGTTGTTTTTATTTAGTCTCTTTTATTTTACTTTTTCGGCGCATAAATTACAAAGTCTGAAGTCACAAAACAAATATATTTTGTTAATAGTTTGTTAAATATCTTGCGCAGAACACATGATTAAAGTATATTCGCACTCTAAAAATGAAAAGATTTGAGAAAAAGTAATTGAATTTATAAATTTTAGCGAAACACGATTTTTATCTGATACATAGAAATCGTGTTTTTTGTTGCCATTTTATCAACTATTTAGAGTAGTTGAAGCACTTTTGTTGTCTTTTTTGGACACTCTTTTTGCCGAGTTAGACGTGAGTTTCTAACACTTTATTACTATAAACGCCAAACAAATGATTAAAGGTTTAATAGTAGTGTGTTTTATAACCTTATGTAGAAAGGTTGAACACATATTAGAATTTATCTACAAACTAATAAAATTAAACAAGTGCGGATGTGATAATTAACACTTAATAACTGATTGTTTAACCTGAGAAGTTGTTTGTTGTCGACGCATTCGACTTCTCATAATCTTTACAACGATGCAAATATAAATACAACAATTTAATTTACAATACTTTTTCTCAAAATTTCAAAGAACTAATTTTAATCTTTAATATAAATAAAAATGACACAAGAAGAAAAAATCTTAATTAATGTAAACTACCTTTTAATAGGTTCAAAACTTAACGCTTTAAAATTAACTTTAACAGATAAACAATTAGAAGTTTATCATAATCATTTATTAGATGAAGCTGAAAAAGTAAAACCTACTTTAATTAAGCTCTTAAAGTCTGCTGAACAAGTTGATGAAGTTTTAACAAATTTTCTGAAGTAGTTTTGTGATTTTCTATTTCAGTTTTTGTCAGCCCTTTCTCGTCAAAAACTGATAATATGCTTTCACAAGTTTCTTTTATAAATCCAAATGATTTTCCTTCAAGATATTCATTTAGTATTTTGTTTGCAATTTCATTTGGGTTTTCGTCTTGTTTTACGTTCATGTTCTTTTATAATGACTGCTAACTAAGGCTTTATGCTGTTGTGGATTATTTAGCACTAACCTTAATTATATTAATTAATTTTTTACTTCTTGCCGAAAATTTACTGATTAAAACTAAACCCACAATAGCTTAAAACCTTTCTTGTAATTTTCTACTCTGCAAATATACAAACTATTTTTGAGATGTGCAAATTTTTTAACATTTATTTTTGATTATTTTTTAATTGATAATGTAAAAATTGAGCGTTTAAAGCTATTGCACTTAAATGCCCTAAATCATCTCCGTCATCTTGATAATTATTTTTTAGAACCTCAATAGTATGTCTCAAAAGAGATTGTTTTAAAAGGTCTATATTCATAGGTTTTTTATAATTGCCTGCTTCATATTTACTTTTATTTTTATTCATCCTTTTGGCAAGACTTTCAATAAAATCCCAATCTATTTCAGAGTAATCTGTTTTACCGTTTGATTCTTTTACTCCCTCAATATTTAGTTTTACTCCCTCATTTACTCCCTCATCAACTGTAAAAGTTTTAAGGATATTCGTTTCTCCTGAGTAAATCTCCTTTAACTTATCTATATAATTATAAGAGTAATTAGTTGTAAATGGTGGCAGGTTTTTTTTTGCTTTATTAAAAGCTTCCTTAGTTTCTCTAAATTCTTTATTAGGATAACAGTGTTTGCATTCTATTTGTCCACACCTTGTCCAATTACAATTTTTATTCTCTTCTTTATGTATTTCACTGTTTTTTGGGAATACTAAATTTTCTTCTTTTTCAGTTTTTTCTGCGGAATTTTCATAATTAATAGTTTTACCTCGCTTCATTCCATTACCTATAAAATCAATCCAGTCTGCTTTTATTTTTTCTTTTTGTTCTTGTGATGTGTAATAAGATTGAGAAGATTGCGTTTTTATATCTTCCAATGTAATGTTAAGTTGTTTTAAAGCTTCTTTCTTAAAACCCTCAGCTACTTTTAGCTTTTCTTCCACAGTTAACTCTTTATGTGTCTCACCATTTTGACTTTTATGACGAGTACTGCTTCCTTTTACTTGAACTAAGTCTAAAACATCACTCAAATGACTATTAACTTCTCTCTTAATCATTTTATTATTATCTTTATTTTCGCCGAAAAAATTAGAAAAAGAAACAGAAAAAACTGAATCACCATCAAAATAACTAACATAATCACCTGACATAGTAGTATTAAAATACTCTTCTCTTGTACTAATTTCTTTTCCGTCTATAAAATATCTATACTTTTGTTCGTGCATCTATTCTAAAATTTGTTACTTCTATTGTTACGTCCAAAGATTTTATCTTCTTTTCAAACGTATCGAAATCTTTTATTTGTTCACCATTTAAAAAATATGTGAATTGGTTTCCTTCTGCTTTCATAATCTAAATAAAATAAGCGGGTAAATTAGTATTTTGTGTTCCTTGTGTATTCTGTCTTGAACCATCGATTATAAGCACCTTACAACCATAGATTGTTTCTAATGTTTCTCTTGTTTCATCTACATTATTATCTTTATATTCACTCGGTAGATAATTTATATCAATAACTAAAATTTTATTTTCTGTTGGGTTTATGTCAATGGGTAAAAAACCTTCTTTTTTAATTACTTCTTCTAAATTTTTTAGTGCTGATTCTCTTTTAATTCCTTCTGCCGTTATATACTTGTTTGGCAGATTTAAAGTATATAAATTAAAAGTCTCAATTAAGTCATTTTCAATTATATTTTTTATTTGAGAAAGTACCCCATTTATTAAAATATCGCATTTTTCTGTACTTTTATTATTTAATTGTTTTTTACATTTTAATATGACAAGAGAGTTTAATAGCTCTTGTTTTAATTTAATTTGATTTTTAAATGTATTCATATTATTGACTATAAAATTATATTATTTTGTTTACTTTTTATTTCCTCTTTGACAAAATATAACACTGAATTTGCTTCTTCTGCACTTACTCCTTTTAATACTTCTAAAACTTTATTACATTGTTGTTTTATTAATTCATCCTTAAACTGATGATATAAAACACCCTCTAAACTATAATCATGTTTATGTTTTTCTAATACTTCAAGTTTCTCTAAAAGAGTATGATTCGGGTATTCCTTGTTAAAATCTTCTTTTTTATTATTAATTTCCTCGTTTGAAAATCTTATAATGCAATTACTACTCATAATTTTGTTATTTAAATATATTTTTAATTTTATTAATCCAACTTGTTTTTACCTTTTCTTCTTTATAATCATCAAATCCTGCAACATACTTTCCTTTTTCTATTTTTTCTTCAAATACAAGAACAGGTTTAGTTTTTAGAAAAGTTTTTAATTGTATAATATTCCTGATTCTTTCTACTTCATTACCTTGCTCATCTAATACAACTAATGTTGGCACATTTCTAATGTTATATTTATCTCCTAATTCTTTTGACTCTTTGTCTGCTCTTAAGTTTACTTCTTGTATTTCAAAGTTTGATAAATCTAGTTCTTTCATTTGTTCTGAAAGTGTTACGCATGGTTTACATGTAGGTAAGCTAAATTTTAATATTTTCATTTTACTAAATTTTTATTACTTTTAAACGGAAATTTAATATTTACTAAATAGACTATAAAAGAATATAAAAACACATCTTTTAAAGTCCAAACATCTTTTGTACCATACTCTACAACAAGTATTGTTAAAATTATCATACCTGCATTGAATAAAGAACAAAGAAATTCTTTTTTACTTTCTTTAACTTCTTTTCTTAATTGTTCGCACTCTTGTGCTGTTGGTTTTTTTGTCATTTTTGTTTATTTAAATAATATTTTATAATTTTTATGCGATTTATGTGTTTTATTATATAACTTCCAAGCATTATCTTTCATAGTTTTTAAATGTGTTCATATATTTTATTTTAATTGTATCATAAAAGATTTTACATCATATTTTTCGTCCATACCATCAGGAATTAAATTTCCTTGCTCATCACAAGCTCCTGAAAATGTTACTTCACCAACATTTAGTTCATCTATATTGTGTAAAGTATATTCATTGTCATAAACTAATACTTCTAAATTTTCATCTACCTCATTAAGGATTTCTTTTAATTGTTTTACTGTCATTTTAAGTACTGTATTTTTTATTAGTTTTACTTATTGTTGCTCCTTTTGATGCATAATTTTGTAACCAACTGCCCCACTTTTCTTTTTGAATATCGTAATAAGATTTCTCTCTTAGTACTGTTGGTATGTAATCTGTATTTTTTGAAGATACATGAAAACCATTACAATCTTCACATTCATACACAGAAAGTTCATCTCTCCAAGGATTTTTATGACTTCTTGATAATATAGAGAATAAAGCTTTTTTAGCATCCCATTTTGTCTTATAATACTTTTTACTACACATAATATTTTAAATTATTTTCCGCCGAAAAATATAAAGAAACAGAGAGGAATTACGCACTCAAGTGTTATAACTCTATCGGACATTATAATTTAAACTTGTATTAATTAGCAACCTCTCAACCCACCGATGACTGAGTTTGTTTCTTTATTTCTTCTGCAAATATACAACTAATATTTTAATTGTGCAAATTTATTTTACTTTTTATTATATTTAAAATCTAAAATCTTTTTAACTAAATCTGAACGGTGGTTTGATTTTAATTTATGGTAACCAACTTCATCAAACTCCTTAGCAATGTCAATAGCAAAACTTAGTCCTGTATAAGACTCTTTAATGTCTCGTTGATTGTTATCACCGTTAATTACTATTCTACCGCCTTTTCCTAAACGAGTTAATAAAGCTTCCATTTCATGCTCTGATAGATTCTGTGCCTCCTCAATAACTAAAAGTTCTCTATTCCCTATTGTTTTTCCGCGGATATATTGAGTAGGAATTCCCTCAATTTTAGCTACTGTTGATTTATTAGCATTTCTATCTTTATTTTCTTCCCCTCCGCTTAAATGTGTAAGGTGTTTATCAACTTTTCCTTTATCATAACACGCGTATAAATTATCTCTAAACGCTTCAATATAAGGGTCAAATTTGGAGGATAATTCACCAGGAAGAAAGCCTAAACTCTTCCCAACCTCAACCGCAGCACGGGTTACATACACTTTATCAATATAACCTTTAAATATTAAATCTAAAGTTGTTTGTGCTACAACTAAACTTTTTCCAGAACCTGCTTGACCTGTGATAACAACAATTTCTTTTTCATAAATATCTGCTTTTACTTTCTTTTGGTCTTCATCTAAAGTAACTTTGTACTTTATGTCATTTTTTAATTCTTTCATTAACTGTTTTCTTTTAAGTGTTTAGAGTAAATTGTTGCTTTAACCCAATAATTCAGGCAGTTAGGGTTTGTTAGATGTTGCCCGCACAAAATTTCAGCCGTTTCTTTATAAGTTGTCTCTGCTTTAGAATAAGTAAAAAATAAAATTTCTTTTTTATATGGAATCCCACTCTTAATTAAAGCTTTTAACTCAACTGAACTACTAATATAACTTTGCCAAGCGTAAATCCCTTTATATTGTCCTTTTTTAGCTCCACTTGTATACTTTGGTTTGTACATATATTTTTTTCCAATATAATATCGGTCTGTGCCGTCTAATAGAGTTATCATGTATATAAACGCAAATGAATCAGGTGGTGTTTGTTCAATTTTATTTATAGTTTCCCCATTATACTCCCATTCTATTTTTTGAGGTTTATCTCCGTTTGTTTTAGTTTTCTTTGGTGGCATATTATAAAGGTTGTGTTTTAGAAATAATAAAAGCTAAATCTTGAAAACTTGTTCTTAGTCTTATAATTTCCTCTGTTGGGTAAGATTCATCAAACGGTACGGTTTCTATTTTATTTATCTTATCTTCTAAAAACTTATATTGTTTTAATAGAAAATTTTTATCTATTTTTACATATTCAATTGCTTCCATATCTTTTCTGTATTAATCTGTTGTGTCTTTTAACTTGTTTTGAAGCGTTTTTTGTAGTTTGATTTGCTATTTTTAATTTTTCTTATTAACTTTTTTCGCGCAAAAAAATTAAACAGAAACAACTAATATCCACCAATCAGAAGTACAAGGTGGAAACCTCTCTCCTTTAGTTAAAGCAATATACTCTTTTCCACTTCTCCAAATCCCACTCACAGGAGCTTTAGTACCTGTCTTACAATATTCTGTTTTTGTTGTTAACTCTAATAGTTTTAATAGTATGTTTTTCATTTTTATTTGTTTTCAAAATTATATTTTAATCGGTCTTTTATCTCATTAGTGTAAAAAGAACAATCGTCTCTCAAATCTGTTATATTAGTTAAAGATTCTCTGTAAAAACCTCTTTCGTCAATAAACTGTTTATATCTTAAAGTTCCCGAAGCATATTTTTCTGCGGAAGTTATAGAACACTTTTCATATACTGTTGGGTCTTTTTCATCTTCATACCTTCCCTCACTTATGGCAACGCAAATGCGGAATTTGATTGAAGTCGCACTCTTGTCGTCCCTTCTAGTCCACTCGTTAATAAAGTAAGTGTGGTAAGGTCTTAAAGATGCTTTTATATCTATAAACCTACTTTGGAATTCTAATAAAGTGTTTTTATTGTTATCACCTCTATTTATAAAATCTCTATATTGAACTCTTGTTTCTTCGTAGTATTCAATAAGTTCTTTTAACTTTTCTGCAAATTGTTGTTTTTTATCCGACATTTAGCTGTTGTTTTAAAAATTCAAAATCTTCAGGATTAGCTTTTAAATACTCTGCAAATTTATCTGTTCCTTGTACTTTCTTTTCTTCACCGAATCTATCAGGGAAAGTTGTCCACCCACCTCCACCAACTTTAGCAATCCCTATTTCTCCAAAAAGTTGTGCGTATTCATCAACTTCATTAAAACCACCTTGATAGTAAAAATTTAAAGTGATTACTTCTTTAGGATTATATGGTGCTAATTTAGACTTCTTAATTCTTACATCTAGTTTATGCCCTATTGGATTTTTATCTTTATCTAGGATTATATCCTTTTTTGTAAGTTCTAATATTACATTTGACATTGTATACTGCCAACCACCACGAGAAAGTTAGCTATATCACGCTTTACACAATTACCTTCTACTATGGGCATACGTGCTGTAAATTTACGTGCCTCTACAGCCATATTGTTATCTTCTGCTGATTTTGCTTCTACAACTGAACTGACAAAAACAGGAATGGAGTCTAAAACAATAACGCCGATTTCGTCTGCTGTTGCTAACGCTTCAACTGTATCTAACATGTGTTCTAAGTTTCTGCTTTTTTCAGGTAAAAAATAATCCTCTATTACTCCCATTCTTTCAAGATAGGATTTTTCCATAGTTCCCTCTGCATCCCAATATACACCAATCTTACCCAATCTTTCATTAGAGTCTTTTACAGCTTTTAAAGCCATAGATGTTTTTCCTGTACCTCCGTCTGCAATTATAGTATTATATCCACCGCAAACAAATCCACCACCTAATCTATAATCTAAATAAGGACTTCCTGTAGAAATTGTTTTTTTAGTTAGGTAGTCTTCTTTCTTATCCTTTAATAGAGAAATTTTATCTTCTTCTTTTTTATCTTTGTTTAACTTTTTTAATACGTCTTCTAATTTCATATTTTTATTTTAGTCTATTAACCACCTGTCTAATATTTTCCAATTGTATTTTTCTGTTACTTTTTCTAATAATTTTTCTACTTTTAATTTTTCTTCGGCGAAAAAAGATAAAGACTGCAATTGTTCATTTGTACCGTCATACTTTCTCTTTTCTAATCCTTTCTTAGAATATTTTTTCATTCTACAAATATAATGTTTTTATTTTAGTCGTACAAGTAAATTAAGATTTATTTAACTCTTTTGGCGGAAATAAAACTAAAGGTACATCCCAAGAAAAACCTACTATTTCACTCCATCTTCTTTCTTTTGGAGCGTTATATATTTCACAATATTTATCATACTCTTTTTCTAATTTATCAAATTCATAATCTGACATAATAGAATTGTGTTTTTCATAGTATTGATATTTAGCTCTTCCTATTAGTTTATGTGCTTCTTGCAGTTCTTCTTTAGTCATTTTTTGCGGAATGTTTTTCTAAGTATTTATTGTAATCTTTTATATGATTTTGTTTTAATCCGTGGTTTTCATCCATTAAAACTAAAGTGTCATATTTTACATCTTTTCTAACTTCTTTTACTTCGCAAAATCTCCAATCACTTTTTTCTACACCTGTCAAATCTCCATAAAAATAAGAAGTACTTTTACTCCATTCTCCTTCTTTATCTTTATAATACACTTCTTTTTCAGTCCATATTGTTTTTCCTTTAAAGCAATCTTTAATGTTATTATTGATATTTTTTTGAACCTCGTGTAAAGCTAATTCCTCTGCTTTGTTTAACTTGTCTTTCCAAGAGAGTTTATCACTTTTAAATATTATATAGTATTTATCCATTATCTTCCCATTATTTGAGTTAGTATTTCTTCTTGTTCAGGAATATCAAAATCTATGTTTTCTCCTGTTTCTGCTATTCTAATCTCTTCTTTTAATTCTTTTTCCGCGATTTTATCTTCTAAATCTTTTTTAACTTTTCTAAATTCTCCGAGTTTTTTATTGTGCCTATCCGCCATTCTTTCATAGGTGTTGTCAGGTTCTTCTAATAATCCATTATTGAATTTACCTTTGGCTTTATGTTTAAATGTTTTTCCCATATTTATTTTTAAAGTTTTCAGAAAAGATGTAAGGTTTCGGTACTAAATTCAAATTTTCACTCCAACGAGAAATATTATCTTCTGTATTATACCATCTAAAACCTTGTCCATATTTATGTTCACTTGGTAATCTCCCATCAATTATATTCATAGTTATAAATTTTAATTATCTTTTACAATAAACATCAGTAACTCTCCATTACAATACTTTTCAATCCTAGTAAAAAAAGTATCATCTTCTGTCATATCTCCTATAAAAACAGCAGTTTTATTATCTGCAAGTCTTGCTTTATAAATATTATTATTTTTGTTAATCCACATAATTTAGTTTTTAAGTATATCTTCTATCTCTTTTTTCAGTTTCTCTTTTCCGCCGAAATTAAAGTTTTTCAACAGCCATTTTAAATACTTAGTATCTTGAAAATCAGTTACTTTTTTACCTGAGTACTTACCAAAGTTAAATATTTCAGTATATTCTTTAGGTTCAATTTCAAAAATACTTTCTGCACGTTTTTTGAAACTCTTCTTATTTCTAAGAATAAAAGATTCAATAGCATCTCTAAGTTCTATTTTATCACTTTCTCCTGCCGCCCACAAAAGTTCATTCTCTTCATTTAAGAAATAATGAGCATCACGAACCCACCAATTAGAGCTTGAATCTCTAAAGTTTTTTATGTTTATTTTATCTTCTGCGGATTTTTTTACCATTGAGAATAATCTGTTATATCTTTTTCTATGCCTAATGTTTCTGATTTTACTTTAACTGCATTTCCTATTCCTGTTGGATAAAAGTGATAAGATAAATTTACATCTAATCCTTTAGTTTTCTTTTTACATTTTTTGTGCCAAAAATTTATAAACTTAATATTTTATTAGAAATATATTTTTCAATATTTGTAGCATATTCCACAGATTTTACAGCATCTTCGTCATAACCATAACTTTTTACTTTTTCTGAAAAGACAACTCCTACTTTTCTTGTATTAAAGATAGTCTTACTTTCTACTAAATAATCTTTATAGGTATCTATTAAATAACGTGTTAATAATATATCTTCGTTGTCAAAAATAATTTTAGTATTTTGTAAATCATAGGTTGTAAAACCACTTACAAATTTTGAGAATGTAGGGTATGTAATTATACTATTTATCTCATTAGTTTCTAAATCTGTTGAACATATAGTATAGTATTTATTATAACCTGCTATTGATAGTAATCTTTTTGTTTCCATTTCTTTTTATTTTTTACTTGTTTTGTGTTATTCTTTTTATATCATCGATTATTTTACTTCTAACTACATAAAACCTACCTTTACCTCCTCTATGAAACCATATTGAAGTAAAAGCACTTGGATTTTTTATACCTTTATCATAAGTAAAATATTTGTATTTTATAAACTGTTTAAAATCTTCTGTTAGTTCCATTTCTATTTATAATTTGTTCTAATTCTTCCTCATCATAAGTTTCCTCATAATAATTTATATTATTTTCAAAATCTAATTCTTCTCCTCCCGCTATAACATCATATTGCTCACATAAACTATCTGTTATTTCACATTGTTGTTCATAAGTTAAATCATCCCAGCTTGTTTCAGCTTCGTACCCATAATCTTTTAAATCTATATAATCTTCTGTTGGTGCTGTACTTGTGTACTCTATTCTTACTATCATAATTTTATTTTTATTTATTTTTTTGCGCGAAAAAGATTTTGAACAAAGTTCTTTAAAGAAAACAGCTTTCTAATTTCTGTATAAATCTTATATCTTCTTCTGTTAATTTATTTTGTTTTTCTCTGTCTAATATATCTTTGTATTTATTTTTGTCCGCCGATTTTATAGAAAGCCACTCTAAGTATAATTTAGTTTGTTGAGTCATAATTTTTTTTATTCTGCAAATATAGTTATAATATTTTATATGTGCAAGTTTATTTCCATTTTGTTTCTGCTATACCTCTGCTTTTTAATTCTCTTTTTGACATTTCATCGGCATCTTTATTCTGTTCTCTTGGTATCCATTGAAATTTAATAGTCTGAAAGTTTTCTACTTTATTTTTAGTTTTTTCGGCAAAAATTTTATAAAAACCACTATTTATTTTCCAAACTCCTTGCATTTGTTTTATAACTAACATACTATCTCAAAAAACATTAATGTCATAATTATTTATGTTTTCCAATGTAATATATTCCTCTAAAAAATAAAGTGCTTCTAAACAAGCCTTATACTCAGCTACATTATTAGTATTTGATGGAGATTTATCTTCATAATAACTACCACTTTTTAAAAACTCACCATCTTTAAAAACTAAAAATCCATATCCCATGTAACCTCCTGGGTTTATAGGTTCACAAGCACCGTCAAAGTATATTTCAAAATTTACCATAATTTTATTTATTATTCTACCCAACTACCATCAGGTGTTCTTCTTAATCCTTCCCCAACATATACTGATGTCCTATGGTCTAAAGCAAGTTTAGTAAAATAGTAACATCTAAAAATATCGTCTACTTCTTCCTCTTTCCAAAATTTACCTTTGTAATAAATTGGATATATTTTTTCTTCCATTTTTTATATTTAAAACGCAAATATACAACTTTATTTTGAATTACGCAAACTTTTACCAAATATTATCTAAATCTGATATTGTTTTGATTGAATTTGTATAATTATTTAGTACTTCTTTGGATGTAGTTACACTATTTATTTTATATTTTTGCACAAAAACTCCTAAATTCTTTTCAATACATTCTTTCAGCTTAGTACCCCTATCTCCATACCAATTAAAATCTTTTTGGTCTAAAAGCCAGGTTAAGTATGACTTGTTTTCTTTCATAACTTCACTTATTTTTTTGTCTTTGTACTTCCCAAAATAAAAGGTTAAATCAGAACTGCTATCTTTAGTACTTTCTATTTCCCAATCTAATTTAACTTGTAAACTTTTCTTTGTTGGGCGATTTGTAGTATTCAAAGGATAATTACTTAGTAACATATCTTCATTAAATACCGCCCAACCTTTTGTTAACTCACTATTTTCTATTGAAATAGTTTCAATTTTACCAAATCTTTTAAAATTACCGCTTAAATCTACAACTACACAATCTTTTTTATCAGGATGTATTCTTACACCTCTACCTAAATACTGGTAATAAAAAGTTAAAGAGTTTGTAGGTTTAGCCATAATAATAGCGTCTAATTGTGGGTGGTCAAACCCTACAGATAAAATCCTACACTGAACAATCACTTTTAATTTTAACGATTTAAAGCTGTCAATTATTCTATCCCTGTCCTTAGTATCCATTCCGCTATAAACTGCCTCGCAACTGTCTAATTTTAGTGCTATTTCTTGCGCATCTGATATGAAAGGTACTGAAACTAAAATTGACTTCCTACCTTGACTTAATAATTGTTCTATCTCTTCTACAACTCTATTATTAATATCATTCTCTTCTTTGAATTTTTGAATAGAGTCATCTGTAAATTCTGTTCCTGTTGTGTTCAGTTGTAGACTTTCTTCATCTACATCTTTAACCTCATATAAAAGTTTTGACCAATAATTCTGTTCAACTACTTCTGAAATTTGTACAACATCTTCAATAGATTTATAAATACAACTTCTGTCTCTATTCATCATCTTTAAAGAAGTACCTTCCATTCCTTGTGAGAGTCTGAAAGGAGTTGCTGTAACTCCTACAAGTTTGTAGTTTTTTAACTGCTTTACAAAGCTGTGTAATTGAGAACCTGTTTTACTTCCTTCTTGTGCCTCGTCATCTATTATAATAACCTCTTTATCTTCAAAGAATTTTACAAATTTAGAAAGTGTTGTTATTGTTGCAAACGTCACTTTTCCTACATTTTTACTGTTTAGAGAAGCTGAACAAATTTCTGCTTCAAAACCATAAGATGTGTATTTTTCATAATTTTGTTTTAACAGTTCTTTACTATTTGTAACATTTATGAAGTACTTATTAGGGTACTTTGAAGCTAGGTTACTAATTACAAGACTCTTACCAAAAGAAGTTGGGTAAACAAATAATCCATGATTCTTTTTTGAATTTGTAATAAAAGTGTCAATCTTATTAACAGCTTCTTCTTGTCTAGGTCTTAATGTATAACTCATTTTCATTTTTTAATATTTCGGATAAAGTTTTAAATATATAAATTAAACCTTCTCTTTCTATTGAACCTCTTATTTTAATAGATATGTACTTATCTTCTATTGAATCACTTTTAAAATATACTTCCGTTATAGTTGAATTACCTTCGTACTTTCCTAAGTTCAAGCCAAAAACTATCTCTTCAGGTGAATTTATAAACCTTTCTATATTTTTCATATTTTTAATTTTAATGTACAAATATATAACATTATTTTATTTCTTGCAAGTATTATTTAAAAATTCTATTTCTTTTTTAAATTCACTATAATATTTTTCAACTGTCTTTTTTGATATTGGGTGATTTTCATATATTGCTTTTTGAGTAATTTTATTAATATTATTAAAATCCCAAGAATCTAAAATAGACCTTATCTTTTCCTTTGATATTTTTTCTTTTGATTCAGCGGATACTTCCCTACATACAGCTAATTTTTCATTTTTACTAAGTGTACAATTTTCACCAAATAATGCTTTTCTTTTTATAACACCGCAAGGATATAAAATACCTTCTTTTTTATATTTTAACACTGATTGTATAATTCTTTGTAATTGAGATTCATCAACAGGGTTTGTAAAATTATTGAAATTTACAGCGGATAATATTGAATGCAATCTATCTTCGTATATGTTTGGATTTAAACATACAATATTTGTGCAATAAGCTAAAAGAATATTATTTCTATTTTTTGAAACTTTTTTGTAAAGTAGCTTTGCTTGTATAAAATCAAAACCTTCTAAGTTTTTTACAAAGTCTTGTTTATTTTGTAAATAGTCATCTCTATTGTCAAACCTAACACTATTACCATTTACCCCCCACTGTGTGCTATATGCTTTTTCTTTTCTTTTAGTTTTAGATAGGGGGGTAATATTAATACTTTTAAATATTTTAGAATCTACATTTAAATACAATTCTTTATCAAAAGAAACTACATTAAATTGAGTAGTTTTTTTAGCTCCTAAATCTACATAATCTGATATACCTAACTGACCACAAATATAAGCATACGTTTCATCAAAGTTATTTTGAGACAGATTATCGACTTTTACAATAATAGAATATCCTTTACCACCAAAAGATTTGTAGAACGCAAATACAAGTTTTTTATCAATATTATTAATATTAAAGTCAGGAGCATCAATATCTATATATAACAAACCTGTTGGATTTAAAATATTTTCTATATTTTTATATTTGTTAAATGTAAAATTATAAGTTACGCAAGGAACTATTTTTGTCTTTACTTCATTATAATCTTTATTACCGCTTCTTGCTGATAATATTTCTATTGAGAAATCCCCACGTTTAATAAAGTCAAACCAATCATAAACTGATATTTGCTTAATAACATTACAGTTTTTTGTACAGTTGAAGAAATCTAATTTGTAGTCTTGTGTTTCCATATAAAAATGCGAAATGCCCTAAACAGAAAAAGACTTAGTACTGTGGAAGATAAGTCTTTGTTTTCCGTAAAGGACATTCACGTCTTTTATGTATTTTTAGTTTATGCAATAGTCTCCCACCTCTACTTTTAAACTCCGATAATGTAATTTTAAAAATTGGTTTTGAAGATAAACTCTCCCTACATGACTTTAACCAATAAAGTACTCTACAATTAAAGAAGTAGCGGTCTTTTTCTTTTAACGTGCACCAAAACAGCTAAAGTGTAGAGAGGCACGGATTTTTAAAGAAAAATTCTAAACTTTCATTATGCAGACTAATACATTTGTACTTCTGAGAGGACTCGAACCTCTAAAATCATCATCCTAAGTGATGCGCGTATACCAATTCCGCCACAAAAGCAATTTTAAAAATGATTACTTCGATGAGTAACCTCGACATTTACGGTTCTGTCGGCAACCACTTCCTTCACAATTTTTGTGATGAAAAAATAAAAGAAACTGTTAGCCGTATGCATCCGATTATCCACTAACAGGTAAACTTACTATTAACATTGGTTGTAGACCAAGTAAGAGTTCCTCACTATGATAATTTTGGAACTTTTATATTGTTGTTAAATCATTCATATTAAAAAATAAAGCTGTGTAAAAGATACTCGGATAAACATATCAACAGCTTTATAAAGAACAGTACCGATAATATTTTAAATACTCATCAAATCATTTTGATGCGACAAATATACAACATTATTTTCATATATACAAGCAAAAGTAACAAAAATTTTTAAAATAAGCAAAATCCTTATAAAATTACTCAGTTTTAAAAAAGCCTCTCCGAAGAAAGGCTCAATTTTTTAAACAATCAACTATTAAAATCTACAAACTCTCCATTATCATAAAGACTTGGTTTATAATCAAATAAATCTTTGAAAAAAACTTTTATAGCCTCAGCATAAACAATTTCGTTTACATTTTTAGTTTCATACTTTCTAAACATAGAATACGTTAAGTGTCTTATAAACTCTTGATTTTCTTGTCTATATTTATAAGAAACGTCTGATTGAGAAATATAATCTCTCCAAATAAAATTAAAAAAATCTTCGTATTCTAGCATATTGTGGTTTTTAAAATGCAAATATAGAACAAATATTTTAATTGTGCAAGTAAATGATAAAAATACTTATTTTGTTAAGTTAATGTTAAAGTGTTTGGATATAAGATAATTAATACATATATTTGCATTTTTAATATAGTTATGCACGTAAAAATTAAAGACAAAAACATATTTTTTGACAAAATAAAACCTAAAAATCAAATAGATTTCATAGAATCTATATTGAAAATATACTCCGCATTAAATTTTGACGAAAAAAACAATTTACCAAAATCAGAAAGAACTGTTTTAGTTTATTACATACTGCATGGATTAACGGATGAAACTTTAAAAAACATATTAATAGATTTTCCAAAATACAGAGAAGGAGCATATCTACATCAAATGAATAAAAATTTAAGAGATAAGGGTTACTTAATAAGAGAACTAAATAACTTTAAAAAGTTTCATTTAAATGAAGATTTACAACACATAAGAAAAAAGTTTATAGAAGATAAATGTAAAAGTTATTATGTCGGATTTGAAACAGATTAGTTTTATAGATGATATTTTTGAGGATATAGGAGCTGATAAAGAGCAACAAATGGCAATAAAATTTTGGTTAGATTATGTCGCCAAAGAAACAAAAGAAACAGAAGTTTTTGCCATAGATATTCCAAAAATAGGAGTATTACATAGAAACAGAGTTTTAACTCAAAATTCTAAAAAATATTTAAAAAAGGACAGTGAAGAATATTCTAAAATAATGGATATGCTTTTAGAAATGAGATACTTTAAAGAACAGAAAAATGAAAAAACACCACATTGTAAAACACCTTACACATACATAGCAAGCAGTTATTTAAAAAATAAATATGAATTACCACAAATATTTAATTCAGAAAAACAAGTAAAAGAAGTATATTCAGCAATAGAAAAAGAACAACAGAAATATTATGAGCGAGGTTTTTAAACATCAAGTATTAAGTAGAGAAGAAACACAAGAAAAAATTAAACAAGGAATAGATTTAGTAGTAAATCCTGTAAAGGTGACTTTAGGAAGAGGGGGAATGAATGTATTGTTAATTCGAGATAACTTACTTCCTGTAATTACAAAGGACGGAGTTTCAGTAGCTAGAAATATACAACATGAAGACCCATTTGTAAATGCAGGAGCTATGTTAGTTAAGGAAGTATCTGCAAGAACAGAAGAACTTTGTGGAGACGGGACAACAACATCAAGTGTATTAACACAAGCTTTATTTAATGAAGTTCAAAAGCACAAAAATATAAATCCAATTCAACTAAAAAAAGATTTAGAAAAAGTTACAGAAGAAGTTGTTGGGCACTTAAAAAAATTAAGTCAAAAACCTAAGTCAAAAGTAAGACTTAAAGAAATTGCAGATATTTCCGCTAATGGAGATAAAGAAGTAGCTGATTTAGTTTATAAAGCTATTCAAAAAGTAGGAGAGACAGGAGTAATTAAGGTTGAAGAATCAGAAGACGTAGATTCAAGAGTAGAAGTTGTAGATGGTTATCAATTAGATACTCCATTCTATAATGCAGGTTTTATAACAAATCACGATAAAATGACAGCAGAATTCTCCAATATGAATGTACTTTTATATGAAGGATTTTTAGAAACCTTTGACGATTTAGTTCCAACAATAAACGCAATAACAGATTTTACAGACCCTGAAAACCCAAGAGTAGGTGGTTTATTAATTTTGTGCGACACAATCGACCCAAACACAGAAAACCAAATACTAAACTTTAAATCATTAGGACATAACTTTATGATTTTAAAAACTCCTTTATTTGGAATTCAAAGAACAGAGCTTTACCAGGATATTGCAACATTAATTGGAGCAGAAGTATATTGTAAAGAAAAAGGAAAACCACTCACAGAAGTTACAGCAGAAGGATTAGGAAAAGTTAAAAAAGTTGTTTCTGACGTAAACAAGACACTATTAATAGGAACAGAAGGGGATACATCAGAAAGAATAAATACCATCAAAGAACAGCTTAAAAACTACCAAGGCGCGTCAAAAGAAAAGCAAACAATAAAAGACAGACTTGGAAAATTAGAAGGTGGCGTTGCAATGATTTATGTTGGCGGTGGTTCAAAATCCGACAAAAGAGAAAAAACAGATAGAGTAGATGACGCACTAAAAGCAGTTAAATCTTGTATTGAAGAAGGATATGTAGCAGGAGCAGGAGTAACTTATTTAACTATTTCTAATATGTTGCAAGGAACTAATGAAGCTACGCAAGTAATGAAAGAAGTATTAAAAGCACCTTTCTTACAAGTGTATGAAAATGCAGGAATTGACGCTAATAAATATTTAGACTATGTCATAATGTCACAATACGGCTCAGGAATAGATATTGACACAGAAGAAAAAGTTAATCTTTTTGATATTGGAGTAATTGACCCAACAAAAGTAAGCAGATTAGCTTTAGAAAATGCAGTATCTGTTGTAAGTTTATTTACTTCTTTAGGAGCTTCAAGTTTTAATTCAGAACCTTTAATGCAAATAAGCTAATGAATATAAACAACATAAAAGTAATTGACGCAGAAATAATAAAAGTAAAAAAACCTCATTGGATTTGGTTAGCTATAAAAAGTAGATTTTTAAAAGGGAGAGAACCTTGGGTAAAAGAAAGAAGAGAAAAATGTGCTAATTGTGTTTACAACTCAAAGAATTTTAAAGAGAAGAAAACACTAAAACAAAAAACTCTAAAATTTTTCTCAGATTTACTATCCTTAGTAACTTTATCATTTCATAAAGATTTAGGGCAATGTTTATTTCCTGGATGTTCATGTGATATATTTCACAAGACAAAAACAATAGAGTCAGAATGCGATGAGGATAAATGGAAATCAATTTATATACCAAATTCAAGTGGAGACAAAAAGAAATAAAATTTGTGGGGTTTACAAGATTACAAGTCCTTCAGAAAGAGTTTATATAGGTCAAGCAGTTAACATAAAAAGAAGATGGAATAATTATAATGTTCTTGAACAGAGTATTAAACAACCTAAACTTCATAACTCTTTTAAAAAATATGGCATAGAGAATCACATTTTTGAAATAATTGAAGAGTGCGAATTTGAACAACTTAATATAAGAGAACGTTATTGGCAGGATTTTTACGACGTTTTAAATGGAGGATTAAATTGTGTATTAACAAAAACAGATATTTTACCAACAAAAATTTCAGAAGATACACGAACTAAAATGTCTAATGGTATGATAGGTAGTAAAAATCCAAATTCAAGAGACATAATAGACCCATATTTAGGGATATATTATGAAAGTCTTGCAGAAGCATCTTTAATCTATAATGTTAATAGAAGTCATCTAAAAGATATGTTAAGAGGAAGAGGGTTTAACAAAACAAACTTAATATATGCTCAAGACTATGAAAAAGGATTGCTACCAAATACTCTTTTTTC